TTCAAAAAATTCTATGAAAAATCAAGAAGAAACAGAAATTAGCGAGAGAATAAAAAAGGCCTTGAAAAATAAAATGGAAGAGCATAATGAAGATGTGAAAGATTTAAAGAAGGATTGGAATCCAAAGGTTACTGTTGCTAAACTAGAAAAAGTATTTAAAAGAGGTGTTGGTGCTTATTATACAAATCCTGAAAGTGTAAGAGAAGGAGTTACAGGGCCTGACCAGTGGGCACTAGCACGTTGCAATTCTTTTTTATATGCTTTAAGAAATGGAAAATATAGAAGTGGTAAGCATGATACAGACTTACTACCAGAAAATCACCCAATGAAAACAACTAAAGAAGAAAAAAACATGGCAAAGAAAAGAAAATACTATGGAGATGATGAGCATGACCATCACTTTCACTTTACAAAAGAGATGATGGAAAAGCTACATCATGATGGAGAGTTAGAAATAAAAGTAGAAGAAGATGATAAAGAAATGCTAATAATGTTTACTTATGATGTAGATGACATGGAGAAAGAAAGAGAAGAAGAATACACTATAGAAGAAGATGTTAAGCAAGACTTTACTGATTTTTTTGATGAGATAATGAGTAAATACAAATAATGAGTCTTAAATATTTTAAGAAAAAAGAATTTACTTGTACTTGTGGTTGTGGAGAAACAGTCATAAGTGATGAGTTATTAGAGATGTTAGATATGGCAAGGCAACTTGCTAAGACACCATTTGTTATAAGTAGCGGTTATAGGTGTAAAGAACATAACGAAAAGCTAATAAGAAAAGGTATAAAGGCATCTAAAAGTTCTTCACATTTAAAAGGTTTAGCAGCAGACATAAAATGCAAAAACAGTAAAACTAGAGCAATAATGATAGATGCTTTAGGATATGCTGGATTTACAAGAATGGGTTTAGGTAAAACTTTTATCCATGTTGACATAGACAACAAAGACAAGCCAAGTCCATCAATTTGGCTTTACAATTAGAATATTAACCAAATAAATATATTATGAATTTTATTACAGAAAATTGGCTAGAGTTATTAATAGGTCTTATGGCTTTTGCTAAAGTTATAACTAATCTAACTCCAACAGAGAAAGACAACAAAATCTTTGGATGGATAGATACTATTATAGATGCACTAATTCCTAACTATAAAAAGAAAAAATAATGTTTAAAAAGTATATAGCAGAAGCAATTTTAAAAGGAGGTATAAAACCTATAACTGAATTAATAAAAGCAGTTAAAGACTTATTTACAGACACAAAAGGTAAATGGAGTAGCAAAAGAACTATTAGCGGTGTGATAGTTTTGGCTGCTAGTTTATACATAGAAAAAAATGGTATAGATACAAACTCTCTAATTCTTGTAGGGTTGGGAGTATTACCATTATGCTTCTCTGTATTTGAAAAAAATGGCTGCAAAAATGTGTGTAAAGACTGTGATATTTGTAAAAAATAATTATCTTTGCAAACAATTTAGATGGGTTTATCCTGTCTGGTTTTCAGTTTACAGTTTATAGTTATCAATAGTGGGATGTTTATAACATCTCACTTTTGGTTTTTAAAGGGGTTGTTTTTTATATACTTTTAGCACAACTAATAAACAATACAATGAAAAAATACGGAAAAAGATTGAGGCTTTCTGAAGAGGAGGTTGAAATGATATATGAGAGTAGAGCAGAAAACACATCTATGAATGGTAACTCTGCTCTTGATATACACTTACAAGAAAGAGGCATAGATAAAAAAGATGTAGTATCTGTAAAACATTGGCAGTCTGCTAGTGGAGAATATAGATTTAGTGTAGTTACAAAAGAAGATTTAAGTTTAGACCCAAATCTTTTATTAGAAAACATAAGTAAATTTATAGAAGGACACTCACCTTACTATCCTCCAAAGGAAAGAAAAAACACATATGGTAATCACTTATTAGTAATAAATCCTGCAGACATACATATAGGCAAATATGCAAATGATTTAGAAACTGGTAGTGGTTATGACGTTGAAACTGCTTGTATGCGTGTTTTAGAAGGCTTAGAAGGCTTAACAGTAAAGGCAGAAGGGTTTGATGTAGAAAAAATATTATTCTGCATAGGTAATGATGTATTGCACATAGACAATGTTTACAACCAAACTACAAAAGGAACAAGACAAGATGTTGATGGTAAATGGTGGGAACACTTTGAGATTGCCTTAGCATTATATGTTAAGTGTATAGAAATGTTAAGAGAGATAGCACCTGTAGATGTAGTACACTCTATGAGTAACCATGATTATCAAAGTGGCTTTCATTTAGCACACGCACTTAAAAGTTGGTTTAGAAATGACAAAGATGTAAACTTTGATATAAGCGTTTCACATAGAAAGTATTATCAGTATGGTAAAAACCTAATAGGATTTGAACATGGAGATGGTGCAAAGATGGATAAATTACCACTAATTATGGCACAAGAAAGACCGCATATGTGGAGTGAGTCTAAGTTTAGATACTGGTATCTACATCATTTACATCACAAGGTAAAACACAAGTGGTTAGATGGTAAAGACTTTATAGGTGTTACTATAGAGTATATGAGGTCTCCATCAGGAACTGATAGTTGGCACTCAAGAAAAGGTTATGTAGGAGTTCCAAAGGCAGTTGAAGGATTTTTACACGAAAAAACAAGCGGTCAAGTGGCTAGACTTGTGCATTATTTCTAAAAACATCACACAATTTATATCTAGTAAATAAACATTTTGTAAAAAAATGTTAAAAATGTTTTGTGGTTTATTCCAATTTTATATCTTTGTCGCAACTAAAAACTTAAAAACATGGAAACACTAATAGCAGTTCCTACAATTATAATTCTTATGATTGTGTATCTAAGTCAAGAAGATTAAATATTAACTATAAATAAATAACTATGGGAAAAATGAAACAAATGTATGAACAACAAACAAATATTAATAACTTAAACAACAATGAAATGAGTAGAAAATCAAACAAGCAAGAACAAGTAGAAGTAACTCCTGAAACAAGAGAGGATGCTCTAAGAAGATTATTTAAAGAAAACAATCTTGTCAAAGAAGATGTATATAAAGACAAGAGAGGCTTTGTAATCATTACTAGGTCAGGTATAGATAAAATTGTAAGTAAACAAGGAATAACTGTTGCATATGAAGTGGTTACATTAGACTTAGATAAGAATCATGTAGTATTAAAAGCAGTTGCAACTATGAAAGTTGGCAAGAACGAAATAAGAAACATGATGAGTTTTGGTGAGGCATCTGATGCTAATTTAATGGGAGGTGGTAAAAAGTTTCCTGTTGCTATGGCTGAAAAGAGAGCAATGTCAAGAGTTGTACTTAAATTGGCTGGGTTCTATGAGCAAGGAAATGTCTTTGGTCAGGATGAGATAGTTGATTAGTGAATGATTGGTTAGATGATATACTTGATGGTGAGCCTACTGGTATTACAGACACACAGTGGCTTATCATTGAGTCTAACATACACAGAACCGCTTTGCCTACACATTATGTAGATGATGTTATGCAAAGATTAAACGACTTAACAGAACTAGAAGCAGAGGAAATAATAAAACAAATAAACGAAAACAAAATAGAAACAGACACTAGAAAGCAATGGTTGAAAATGCTGAAAGATGGGGTGTTTGATAAGTAAAATTATATGAGTGGAGTTATAATCATTATAAATTATTAACTGAGCGGTTATACCTTGTAAAGATTATGCCCACATTGATAAACAACAATAATTAAAATAAATTAACATAAAAAATTAATTTACAATATGGCTGGGTTCTTCACTCATATAATTTATTAAAGACATGACAAAAAAATATACATTAGACAAAATTAGAAAGTCAAGAAATGAATTTGAAGCACTGCTTAGAATTTATGGAATATCTAATTTAAGGCTTTGTAAAATACTTCAAGTTAATTATGCTACAAGTAAAAAGTTTATAGAAGAACCAACAACCATGAGGTTTATACACGCTAAAAGATTAGCAGACAATATTGGTTTGACTATACAAGACATCATTGATACAGTAGTGTATGATATAAACTAAAATAAAAAATATGAGAAGAAAAAACTTACGATTTAGCGATTATTATAATACAATAATATTAGACGAAATATCTAAAATTTATGATGTAGAAAAAGATAGAATATTTCTAGGCAGTAGAAAGCAAAATTTTATTCATGCAAAAAGAATGTATTTCTTTGTGTTAAGAAGTGTGTTTAATTTAACTTTGATGGAAATAGCACAAATGACAAATATGCACCATGCTTCTATTATACATCATACAAAAAAGTTTGAGTTTTTTTACAATAATTATTCAGACGATAAAGATGCCTTTAGACAAATAGAAGATAGAATAATAGAGGTAGAAGTAGATGAGGAGATAATGGCCTTAGAAACTAAAAAGAAAAACATAGAAGAATCATTAACTAAATTATACATAATTAAAAAACAAAAACATGAAAGAGAAAAAAGAGAAAATTTATTTGCCAAGTAGTATAAAAAACATTACTACACAATATGGAAGTATGTTAGTAGCAAACTTCAAAGTAGATGACTTACAAGCAAACTCAAAGAATGGCTGGGTATCTATGGTTATATCTGAGAGAAGAGAACCATCTGAAAAAGGTGCTACTCATTATGCTTATGTAAATGACTACAAGCCACAAGAGAATACTAAACCTGCTGCAAAGAAAACTGCAGATGATGATTTACCATTCTAAAATGCAAAGACCAAACTATTATGCTGTAATAAGTGCTGAGGTTAGATATGATAAAAAACTAACTGCAAATGCTAAGTTACTATATGCTGAGATAACAGCACTCTTAAATATGAATGGAGAATGTTTTGCCACAAACAAATATTTTTCTAAGCTATATGACAAGAGTGTTGTTACTATCAGTAAGTGGATAAGTGAATTAGTTGCAAATGGTTATATATCAACGTATTACACTTACAAAGAGGGCACTAAAGAAATTGATAGGAGGTATATAAGTATTCTTAAAGGGGGTATTAAAGAAAACTTAAAGGAGGGTATTAAAGAAAACTTTAAGGATAATAATACAAGTATTAATATTAATACTACGTATAGTAATAATAAGAGGCGTTTTAAGAAACCAACTATTGAAGAGATTAGTATTTATTGTAAACAAAGAAATAATACAATAGATGCAGAAACTTTTTTTGATTTTTATGAAAGCAAAAATTGGAAAATAGGAAAGTCTGCAATGAAGTGCTGGAAAAGTTGTGTAAGAACTTGGGAAAAAAGACAAACAAAAAATAATAATACAGGTGTCAGTAAAATACATATGCACTTACAAAAAAACATAAACGTAAAAGAAAAACTAAAACAACAATTTAAACAATGAAACTAATAAAAACAATGTCAAGAGAAGATTTGCTTATGGGTGCTGTAGATTTAATTAGCAAAACATACATACAGTTAGGACAAAACAATGTAGAAGAAGATACTATAATGGTTATGTCTCAAAGTTTAGCAGATGATTTATCAAAGACATACAAAAATTTTTACTTTGAAGATGCAGAACAAGCATTTAATTTAGGTATTAGAAATCCACAAAATGATTCTTTTATACACTTAAATGTACCAACATACATGAGATGGTTAAGAAAACATAAGGATTTAATATGGGATGCAAGAGCAAAATTTGATAGAGGCGAAGACCCTAAAACTATACCTCATTATAGACCAGAACCAAAATTATTAAAATAATAATATAAAATTGAAATATTTTTATATATTTGTTAAAATTAAATAAAATGATATACGCACTAACTTGTTTAGGATTTATAGTAATAGTTATATTTTTTGCTGCTGTTATGATAGATATGAAAGTAAAAGAATATAGTAGAGAAGAATTTAAAAGAAACCTAACTAAGCATGAAACTAGAACAGGTGCATTGCTTAATGATAGAAAAAATGAAAGAAAAAGAAAGTCATAGTAAATATTTTTACGAAAAAGACAGAAATGGTTATGTGTCAACCTCTACTATAGAAGAAATAGATTATAGTAAAGACAAGACACCAAACTATTATATTGGTAATGTTTATGGATATGAAGCAAGAAAAGTTGTAGAAGATTTTGACTTATCATACAATGTAGGAACTGCTGTTACTTATCTTCTTAGAGCAAAAAGAAAACACTCTACAAGTGTTGACTGTATACAAAAAGCAATCAACCATTTAGAGTTTGAGTTAGATAAAATTAAAATGAAAAAACCAATATTTAGAGTATTTGTATCTTATCAAATAAAAAAGAAAAATGCAGTAACCAGAAGAGCAACTACTGGCACTTTAGATACTTTTGCACTAACATCTGATATTGAAGAAATAAAAAACGACCAAATCATCTTAGACAGAATCTGTTACATCAACAAGAAAAAACACGACAAAGTTGATGTTCTAATTACAAATGTAGAAATAGAAGGACAGTATGGCGAAACAATAGACAGATTTGATGATGAATAAAACAAAGTATTATGCCAAAGATTAGAAAAATAAAAATAGAAGATAGAAAAGATTTAAGAGGAGGTGGTTATGCTAGAAGAAAATTTAGCATAGAAGAAGCAGATGATATAAGAAAAGAATACAGTACCTCAACACAAAAGATAACTATCTCATCATTAGCGAGAAAGTACAAGGTATCTCAACCTCTAATGTATCAATTAATAAAAGGAACTACTTATACTGATGGAAAGGGGGACATATAGGGGGGCCATAGGGGGGCAGGGGGTGCTATGAAAAAAGAAGCAGCAGTCCAGTCATCTTTTTGTACTTATATGAAGTATACATATCCTGATATAAGATACTGTGCATCACTAGGTGGTATTAGAACATCTATGAAACAAGCAATACTAGCAAAGAAGACAGGCTATGTAAAAGGCTTTCCAGATATGCAGATACTTAAAGTAAACAGTAAGTATGCAGGTTTATTTTTAGAAATAAAAGCAGACAAGAAAAGTTATCCAACTAAAGAACAAAAAGAGTGGGTAGCATATCTTAATGAAGCAGGTTACTATGCTAAGGTCGTTAAAGGCCTAGACGAATGTATGGATGTACTTGACTGGTACATGAAAATAAAATAATCCAAAAAAAAATTCTCATCACGAAACTGCTCGGTGAAACTGCTGGGTGAAACTGCTGGGCGGCCAGTGAAACTGCTGGGTCTGCTGTAATACGTGCCTACACGCCTACACACGCGTTCTTTATATACAAAAGGTTGATTATCAGTTATTTAGAATGAATATAAATTAGCATATTTTATAAATATTTTAACATTTTTTATTTTATTGTCAAAAACTTTTATATATTTGCATTGTAAAGATTAAAAAATTATAAACTTAAAAATTTAAAAAATGTCAAGAAAAAGAATTTATCAAGAACTTAAAAAAGCACAAAACGAATGTGATAATGCTAAAATGAATGATTTATTTGATTTATGTCAATATCATTTAGATTTTATGACTCAAGAAGAATTAAGCGAAAGCAATAAATTAATAATTTCAAAATTTGCTCAAGATGTTTTTAAAATAGCAAAATTAAAAAGCAACCTAGACCCCTTAATATAATAATAATAATCAAGGGGTGTAGCAGCCCCCCTATAAAACTATAAAAACATGATTTCAAAAATATTTAATACAATTTACATAAGCGGATTTATATCAATATTTGCTTTCACAATTTACACCATCATAAACAATTAATATAAATTTAAAAAACTATAAAAATGTATAAAATAATTAATAAAGAAACAGGTAAAAAAATAGTATTAAATACTATTGAGACAGCGACTTTTTTCCAACGTAATAACGCTGACAAGTACAAAGTATTGCAATTAAAAACAAAGCAAGATAAAATATTTAATATTATAATGTATATACTAAGTTTTACAATATTGGCAGCCCTTTTATTTATTGGCTGTTACTGTGCAAACATTATCAACGAATTAACTTTAATAAAATAAATAATTAACTAAAACTATAAACAATGGACAAACACATACAGAACAACCCAAATAATCCGATTAACTACGTAGAAACAAAAGAAGATAAAATTTATAATAAAAATCAATATATTATTGAAACGCTAGACGATTTAACAACCCATTTATTTGGAGATAATGCGTCTGACTTTTTACCTAATTACGACAATGACGAATTAATTGACATTGACGAAATGGTTGACGATTTAAGGCAAGAAGGCTATTTTAAAGAAGATATAATATATTATTCAAAAGCAATTAAATATCTGCAAGAGAATGACGCGTCTTTGTCTGAGTCAATAGAATTAGCGTTAGAAATGGGATATTACTTGGAAAACATTAACAGCGAATTATTGGCCTCTTTGCATTACTCAAGACAAAAAGAAGATACATTTTATGTAGAAATATTACCACAACTAAAAAAACTTTAATAACTATAAATAATAAAACTATGAGACAAATAACAAAACAATCAATTAACGCCTTTTATAATAAAGGCAAATTAAAAAAACAAAATATGAATATATATTATTGTTCTTTTGACCAAACGTCAAGAATGTTACTTCACAGTAATTGCATTGCAACTTATGACCACGCAAACAAACATTTAAAGATTTCAAATTGCGGCTGGTTCAGCAATACAACTAAAGAAAGGTTAAACGCTTTAGAAGGCGTATCAATTCAACAAAAGTCTTTTAAATGGTATTTAAATGGCGTTGAGTGGAATGGCGAACCTATAACAATAAAATAAAATATTAACTAATAAATTTAAATTATGGAAAAAATTGAAAGTAAAGGAAGAGCAAGGCTAATTAATTATATCACTAGCCACAAAACAACAACTAAATATTATATTTTACAACTCGCTTACATGACATTACGCGAACTAGAGCAAGAAGCAAAAGCAGTAAAGCAAGAAGTAAAAAAGAGCCGCCTAGAATGGGCAAAAAATAACTTTTAAAATAATAAAACTATGACTAATTTTAAGAAAAAAGACTTATTAATGATTTTGAATATATATCAAAATTATATCAATGACTATGTTAATATATCAGAAAGCGATTTAAATAATTTATATTTATTAATTGCAAAAGAAGATATAAAAAATAACTTTTAAAATAATAAAACTATGAAAAAGAAAGATTTATTACAAGATTGGCAGATTGTTCAGCAAGAATACTACGAACAATATAACCGCACAGAAATAGAAGAAAAGTATTGTGATTGGTTTGGTAATATTATAGAACATTATTCCGATATGGAAAAATATCAAATGATAGAAGAATTAATACAAGATGAACTATTACACAGAGAAACAGACACAATACAAGAACTAAAAGAAACAATAAAACATATTAAAAAAATAACTTTTAAAAAATGATAACAATGATAAATAAAACTATAAACAAAGACAAAGCAAAGGAACTAATTAAAAAAACTAAGGGGCAAATCTTTAGCGGCTTATTCATTAAAAAGAATGGTCAACACAGGTTGATTAATGCTCGCACAGGCGTTACAAAGTACCTTAAACAAGATGCAAAAAAACAACCATACGATCCTATGAAATACGATTTAATACCTGTGTTTGATATGAATAATAAAGTTTATAGAATGATTAATTTAAACACTTTGCAAAAATTAATAATTAATAAAATAATCTATAAAATTAAATAACATGTCTAATAAATTACCAGTTACTAACTTTGATAATTTTACTTTAATGTTGATAGCAATATTAGCAGGAATTAAAATACTTATAGATAAAATATTTAATCTATTTATTTAAAAGTAAATTATTAAACATTATAAGAGCCTTATTGATTTAAGGTTCTTTTTTTATATTCTAATGTAAGCAAATAAAAGTTTTATATCTATATACTATAAGAGCATTAAAAGCCTTTAAAACTAATTAGAATGATTAGTTAAATATTAAGAAATGTTTTTTATTTAAACTAAAATTTGTTTTGATATTTTGGCTTTTTCTTTTTATTCTTACGATTTTCTACCAAAAAAGAAAGAATATTTACACAAAAAGACAATTTAAAACAGTTTTTTAACTCACTTTTGGCAAACTTTTTAAAAAAAATGTATTGATTTGATTAAAAAAAAAGATTGTTTTTGCAATTCCCTAACACAAAACCCTCAGGGCTTTTAGCCACACAAACGTACACACACCAAATTAAAGTTCAATTTTATAAAAACTATGTTTTAGGAATAAACATCTATTTTAGAAGTTTGCTATAAACTTTGCGATATGAGCAATGATGTTTACTATAAGATGTGACGATTATAAGGTTACAATAGGTATAAACTCTTATAAGAGGAACGAAGATAGTGTTTTAAAATTAAAGTTTTGCATAATTTATTTACAATTCACAATAATGTTAACAATATGGTGTTCAATTTTATATTATAATTATGAAAAGGGAAACAAAAGTTTTTGTATTTTGGCAAAATGAATGAAGAGAGTGGTAAAAAAAGATTAGGAGAGGAGGCTAGGAAAAAGAGACCTCAGCTTGGAAAGATAGATGAGAACTACAATAACACACCAAAATCTTTGCAACCAAAAAACAATGAAGTAAGGCAAGTGGCTAAGATGACTAGGAAGTCATTGGCATATGCACTAGAAGGACAACCAGTAAAAATTAAGATGGCATTAGACATATTGTTTGATGAAGACCCTCGTGCCTACATAGATGCAATAGCAAAACTAATGAACTATGCTATACCTAAACTGCAATCAACAGAAATTAAAAAAGACACTGATACCAAAATTGAAATAAAATTAAATGAAGGTGCAACTCTTGAAGATATTAAAAATCAAATAAGAGGTCTTGATGATGCAGAAGATATTGACTTTACAGAACTAGATGAAGAATAAAAAACTTTTAAAGTTTGCACTAAACAAGAAACTTTGTGAGATGAGTTTCTATGAGTTCTTTAAACAGGCATGGCACGTTGTAGAACCATCAGTACCTCTATCTACTAATTGGCATCATAAATATATTTGCGATACACTACAAGCAGAGTGCGAAAGAATCATTGCACAAAAACCAAAAACAAAAGACATAATCATTAACGTACCCTTTCGTAGCACAAAGTCATTAATAGTTACAGTTATGTTTCCAGTGTGGGCTTGGATAAAATCACCAAAACTTAGATTTATAACCTCATCATATTCTGCAACACTATCTATTGAACTAGCAACAAAGTCAAGAGATATAATATTTAGCGATTGGTTTAAGTCTAGATGGGGTGATGTATTTTTTATTAAGAAAGACCAAAACCTAAAAGAGAGATATGAGAATAATCATATTGGAATGAGAAGAGCAACATCTGTTGGTGGTACTGTTACTGGGCAGGGTGGAGACTTTTTAATTGTTGATGACCCACTATCACCACAAATGGCAAACTCTGCAACTGAAAGAGAGAACGCTAATGAATGGTATAGGACAACATTCTACTCAAGACTTAATCAAGCAGACATTGGAGTAAGAATTATAATTATGCAGCGAGTACATGAAGATGATTTAAGCGGATTCTTGCTTGATAGGGAAACAAGAACTAAATATAAACACATTTGCATACCAGCAACAAATGAAGATGGAAATATCAAACCAAAATCATTAGTTCAATTTTATAACAAAGAAAGCGGACTGTTTTGGCCAGATAGATTTAGTAAAGAAGTTTTGAATGATTACAAAAGTGCTTTAGGTAGTTATGGATATGCTGGACAGCTACAACAAACACCAACACCACTAGATAGTGGTATGATACACAAAGATTGGTTTAAAATAGATAGACATAGAGTAGATGAAGCAACAGTTAACTTTGTTATTGACCCTGCATATACTGCAAATCAAAAAAATGACCCATCAGCACTACTAGCATATAGTTATAAAAACAATAAATGGCAGATAGTAGATTGTGTAAATGTGCATAAAGAGTTTCCAGAACTGGTAAAGTTTATACCACAATGGGTAAAAAAGAATGGTTATACACCAAAAAGCAGAATATATGTAGAGCCAAAAGCATCAGGAAAGTCTATAGTTCAAACATTAATAAGAGAAACAGGACTAAATATTAGAGAAGATAAGCCGCCAACTAAAGATAAAGTAGCAAGAGTAAGTGATAT